ATATTCCTGAAGAATTATTGAATGAGTATGAAGCTGCTCTTGGTCTACCCCTTAAATGCACAGTAAATACAACAAAAACAATTGAAGAACGTCTTCAGATCATCAAATGGGTTTTGGAGACAAAAAACGTTTTAAACCTTTCATATCTTAAGCAGCTTTTGACTTTATTTGGTGTTGAGTTAATTAAGCTCGTGCGTTTCACACCAATGCAATGCACAGCCCCATGTAATTCTCCAATCAATACAGAAAGCCTTCGGTTTAAGGTCAAATTCATCTTAAAAGCACCAATCAAAGCAGATATGGCCTGCATTATTGAAAACTATTTACCAGCTTATTTGCGATATGACATTGAGGAACAAGTATGAAACGAATTGATAGTGTAAATGCGCGACCTGACGTGAATGGAGCTGGGAAAGCTGGCTTTCATGACAATTCAGATTTAAATGGACAAGATGCAACTTATCTCACTCCCGACTGGCTTAATATAATTCAAGAAGAACTAGCTAATTTACTGGAGCTTAGAGGTATTACTTTAGACCCAGAGAAACGTCGTCAGTTGTTTGATGCATTGGCAGGTAAAGATGATGTAGACGCAGCACTCGCTATTGCTCAATCACTGATTGTTGATGAGAGAAATGCGCGTATTGCAGATTTAAAAGGTCACTTAGATGCTTTAAATCCACACCCACAATATGTGATGAGAAAAGACTTTAGATTGCTCTATAGAACATTAACACCAGCAACAACAGTCAATCCACGTATCTATACCGATGATCCTCAAAACTGGCAGATTAAGCATACAGTCGAAAATATGAGTGCCCATATCATGCCGAATGGCGTTATCAAGCAGACTCTAAAGGTTAGAACGGTTTACGCAGACTATAATGCTCAAGTGTATCTACCGATTGGCATGTCTAATATCCTTAGTGTTTCTGCCCAGTATCAGGGTCAAAAAGAAAATCCGAATGGTGAAGATGACACAACTATTCGTTTGTTAGATATTTATAATGAAATAGTCCCTTTAGATGATGGCTTACAGGAATGTAGAACAGTCATTAACTTCCGTTTTGACTATGTAAGCCCAAATACACCGGGTCAGCGCGAACGTTTTGCTTATTTAGAAGTTACTGGTTTCGGTGCTTCAAATACTGATCTTGAGAACTTAAACAGCTATCCTTATCCGTATTACAACAACCAGAATGATTTAGATGGTCAAGTTGTTTATATCGATCAGAATCTTACTAACGTAAGCTTGCTTGAACTATTCATTCAGACTTACGGCGCACCAACAGCAGCTACACGAGCTATTTTTGTTGTTTCTGCAAACGTTACTCTTATAGCTGTCACTTCAGGAAGTTGGTTGGCTGGCTCCAGTCGTCAAATCATTAACTATGGTCATATATATGGAACTGGTGGCTCTG